TGATACAGCAGCACATAACGCTGCTACAAAGTAAGAGGTTTATATGGGTCAGAGATATACAGAAGCAGAATTGATGACAAGAATGAAATTCACTATAGGCTTAGCATTAGCCTTTTGCCTTGTAGGCATCGTGTTCGTCATTCTATACTCATTGATATTCGTCACACAGCCGATTGGTTATCAAAGTCCAAACGATGCTGAATTCTTCAAGTTGATTACTCCAATCGCAACATTTTTGACAGGTATATTGTCAGGCATTATGTTGGGTAAGAGTAACGAAACTCCAGAGAAGAAAGAAGAACCAGCATTAGGTCCTGCTAAGGAACCGTTGGAACTTGATGAGGACGAAATAGCCTAATGAGTTTGAAAAGTTTACAAGCAAAGATCGGCGTACCAGCCGACGGGGCTTGGGGTCCAGGCACATTCAAATCAGCAATGACTTATTATAAGTTCACGCCAGTTCGTGCCGCACATTTCTTTGCTCAAACAGCACATGAAACAGGCGGATATAAAGCATTTAGCGAAAATTTAAATTATAATGCTGCTGGCTTAGTAGGGATATTTAAAAAGTATTTCCCAGATATGGCAACAGCAAATCGTTATGCACGCCAGCCAGAAAAGATCGCTAATCGTGTATATGCTTCACGTATGGGCAATGGACCAGAGGCAAGTGGCGACGGTTGGAGATATCGTGGTCGTGGCGCATTACAGTTGACTGGCAAAGATAACTATCAAGCATTCGCAAAGTATTGTAATCGTCCCGATGTAATGAGTAATCCAGACATTGTTGCTACTGATTTAGCCTTTGAAAGCGCAATGTTTTTCTTTGAAAGAAACAAGTTATGGGCTATTTGTGATAAAGGTGTTAGTGATAGTGCAATATTAGCACTGACTAAAAAGATCAATGGTGGTACGCATGGTCTTGCTGATCGTAGCGAGAAAACAAAAAAATACTTTATGTGGACAGCGGGTGCAAGTCCCGTCGTGGCAGTTTCAGCACCTCAAGCAACAGCACCAAGTACACCTGCATTATCAGTTACACCTGACATGCAACTTAGCCCACATTTTAAATTAAATGAGTTTACAAAAAGTGATACAGCAATCAGAAAAAGAATTGACAACACACCAGGACCAGTACATGCAAAAAATCTACAAAAAGTCTGTGAAAAAATACTTGAACCAGTTCGTAACCACTTTAAAAAACCAGTTCGTATTAATAGTGGCTATCGTGGTCCTGCTCTTAATTCCGCTGTTGGCGGATCCAGCAAATCACAACATTGCAATGGAGAGGCCGTCGACTTTGAAATTGACGGACTTGCCAATCCTGAACTAGCAAAGTGGGTTAGTGAGAATTGTGAGTTTGATCAGATCATACTTGAATTCTACAATCCTAAAGAAGGCCCAAACAGTGGCTGGGTACATGCCAGTTACGCAGAAGGTGCTAATCGCAAACAGAAACTAACTGCTGTAATGGAAAAAGGTAAAACAGTTTACAAGCCCGGGTTTGTTGTATAAGTATACGTATGGCACAAGCCGATACACTAATCAAAAGTCCTTATGTAAAAACGGTCTTCAAAACTGATAAAGAGTTAGAAGATTTTGTAAAGTGTTGTGATTCACAAACTGGTTATCTATATTTCATGGATAATTTCTTTTATATACAACATCCTACTAAGGGTAGCATGTTATATCATCCCTATAAGTATCAAGAACGACTAATCAATACTTATCATACGTACAGATATAGTATAGCACTCATGCCTAGACAGAGTGGTAAAACAACAAGTGCTGCAGGCTATCTATTATGGTATGCTATGTTTGTTCCTGATTCAACTATTTTGATTGCTGCTCACAAATATGCTGGCGCGCAAGAAATCATGCAACGTATTCGCTATGCTTATGAAAACTGCTCAATGCATATTAAAGCGGGTGTAGCGACATATAACAAAGGTAGTTTATTCTTTGATAATGGTAGCCGTATCGTATCAGCCACGACAACTGAAAATACTGGTCGTGGTATGTCTATCACATTGTTATATCTTGACGAATTCGCGTTCGTAAGACCAACAATCGCTGAACAGTTCTGGACATCTATCACACCAACTCTAGCAACTGGTGGTAAGGCTATCATTACAAGTACGCCAAACAGTGACGAAGATCAATTCGCATTGATATGGAAAGGTGCTAATAAGACCGAAGATGAGTTCGGTAACAAGACTGATGTAGGCAAGAACGGATTCAAAGCATATAGAAGTTATTGGCATGAGCAGCCCGGACGTGACGAGAAATGGGCTGAAGAAATGCGTAGTCAGTTGGGACAAGACCGTTTCAATCGTGAAATCGGTTGCGAATTCATTATCGCCGACGAAACACTGATTAACCCAAACACACTTATTATGCTAGAGGGACAAGAGCCTTTAGATCGTATGGGTCAAGTACGTTGGTATAAGAAACCAACAAAGGGCAACTTATATGTAGTAGCATTGGATCCAAGTCTTGGTACAGGAAGTGATCCTGCTGCTATACAGATATTTGAAGCAAATACTACAGAACAGATAGGTGAATGGAAACATAATAAGACAGAGATTCCCCAACAGATTAAATTAGTAGCAGAAATAAACAAATATATTGTGGAATGTACAGGGGAACCTAATAACTTATATTATAGCCTTGAAAACAATAGCATAGGCGAGGCAGCACTGATATCTTTAAATGAATTCGGGGAAAGCAATATTCCAGGTATATTTTTTAGCGAGACCGGCAAAAAACGTAAGGGTTTTAATACAACACATAAAGTCAAATTGACTGCTTGCGCTAAGTTTAAAACATTACTAGAAAGCAAAAAGATGAAATTACATAGTCGTAGTCTTATATCAGAACTTAAGACATTCGTTGCTCTGGGGGGTAGCTATAGTGCTAAAGTAGGAGAAACTGACGATTTAGTGATGGCCACACTACTTGTAACTAGGATGCTCCAGCAACTTACCGATTTCCATTATGACTTAGAAACTCAAATGCGCGACCATGATGAGGTTATACCCCCATTACCGTTTTTTGCCGTCCTTAGTTGAAAAATTGAATAAATAATATTATGGCTCTTAAAGTAGAAAGAAAAATGGCAGAACTTTATGATGAGTTACATAACCGCGGTTATGAACCATACGCATTAGACCGTACGGGCAAAAAGACTCTCGACCCTGAAAAGGCACTAACTATAGGATTCACATTACGTGACGAGAACGGTGTTAAATCGGATCCTGCCTATATCTCTATGGATAAAAAGCCTAGAAAAGATATTATTACTTCAACTATTTGGGTAGACGGTGAAGTTATTAGAAGTCCAGAATTTCAAACATTTCATAAGTTTATTAAACCATGGGTCCTCAATAAAATCGGTGACTTTGAAATAAGAAAGTCAGACCACTTTCAATTTGATATGCAAAAAAGGGCGAAACACAAAATGCAACAAGAAAAAGATACTATTGCTGAAGGATATTATCCTTTAGGTAAGAAAACAAGTTACAGCGATAATGTTCCAACTGTAAAAATTATAATTGAGCATAATCGTGCTATTGAAGAAGGTGAACAAAGATTCCGTAATGTACATAGAATTTTTGTAGAAAATATGTCCGGTGAAAGATTTTTGTTACCAACCGCTCGCCCAGGTCTAGCAAGAGTTTATGCACGCCATATAGCAGAGGGCGGTACTCCTTACGATGATAAGGCAAAACATATCACAACATTAGTTGAAGAATATACAAAGATGGCTGGATTCGTCCGCGCTACTAAGAACGGTCAATTTAATGAATCAACACAGCGTTTGATTAATGAAGGATTAAATCATTATTCAAGTTTACGTGAAACACTAACACGCCTTACTACTCATCGTGGTTACACGAAGTATTTTGAAAGTTATACTCCTGTACTAAATGAAGAAACCGATGACACAGAAAATTTAAATGAATTGTTTGTACAGGAAACACTTGACCCACGCATTGAAAGTGTAATGCCTATTTTAAAAAGATTGAGTAAGAATTTACAAGAAATGAATGAAGTAAATGAACTTGCTGAATGGTCACAACAAATATTAGAAGGCGGCGACGGCGGCGAGGCAAGCGAAGAAACTGACGGCGATACTCCCGGTGATGCCGGAGAAGGAGGCGCCGAAGATGTTAGTGAAAATATAGACAAAAAAAAAATTGCAAATAGCCAAGAAGTTGCGTCAGTAATTGCAAAAAGTTTTGGTGGCGAAAAAGGGTTAACAAGCGATGACATCTATAGTGCTATAGATGAGTATAAAGAATTATTAGCAGAAAAAGGCTACGATGTCAACGAAGATAAAGTAGCACAAATATTAATGGACAAGTTAAATATCCAACTTGACGAAAAGATGGATTCAACCACTGCTAGCCTAGCAGTTTCAGCAGATGATATGTTAGATGAAGCACCCGGTGCAGAAACATTAGCACATAATCAGTCAACAGAAAAATCAAATCTAAAAGCATTTGATTTAGATGAAGGGTTCAGTCCTAGCGAAGAAGTCGCAGATATGATCATAAAAAGCATGGGCGGAGTTGGTAAACTAACAAGTGATGATATCTATCGCGCAATTGATGAATATCAATATCATATAATGGATAATCCAGAAAGATTGGATGCGGATGAAGTCGCACAGATCATCTTTGATAAATTGCACGGTAAAGGTATCATGGTTCCAGATATCGCTGAAGGCTCAGGAGACGCACCAATTGAACTAATGACGGACAAAGAATTGGCAGATTATTTGGGCGTTAGTGTATCTTTTGTCAGACAAGATCGTAAAAGAGCAGAACAAGCAGCCCGTGATAAAACTGATGATGTTACTGAAGCAGAAGATGATGCTGATTTAAGTAATAAGAATATGGCTCAACAGACAGCCTACATGCAAAAAAATCAAATGCCTAATGATATAGCAGTACCAGCAGATCAGTTTAAAGATAATCCAGAAGCAGCAAAATTAATGAAGTCTGCACAAAATAAAGATGGCACATATAGTTTTAGTAGAGGCATGGGACGTGCTGTTGATACAATAATGCCAGTAGCCAGCGATTTCGGCAGAACAGTAGGTAAGTTTTATTATAGAGATGCCCCTGGAATGACACAGAAATTTCAGAAACAAGATCCGGAAGGATTTAAGAAAGCATATGATGCCGGCACTGATGCTGACAGAGCAGAAATGGATAAAAATTTAGCAATAACACCAGCACAAGCAAAAGCAAATTATAAACAATATCAAGGTGATCTTGACAAACAAATGACTGATCAAGGTTATAGCAAGTATGGATATAATTATAATACACAACCAGTGGTTGGTAGAATTAAAAATGCAGGTGCATGGGTAAAAGACAAATTTAACGAAGAAGAAATAGAAGAAGATTTAGATGCTAACCAAAAGCGTGTAGGTCAATTAGGCCCGACTGAAAAGGTCAAAAACAATAATATTGGTAAATTAGTTGGTGCAAGTGAAAGTGTTGAATTGGATAGAATAAAAGCACTTTCGGGAATAAAGTAATATTTTTTACACACACTTCGGTGATATATAATATTGACACAGCGTGATATTCGTGTAGAATATCATTATGTGTTAGTTGTCTCCTAGACAACTCAACATAAAACACATTTAGGCTCAACATAGGCATTTACAACATAGGAGATTATATATGGCAAGTCTAGCAGATATCCGTGCCCGTATCATGGCACAAGAAACAAAAAGAACAGGTCAGGGTCAACGTACCCAAAGTGATAACGCAATCTATCCACACTGGAATATGGACGAAGGCACTACAGCCACGATTCGTTTTCTTCCAGACAAAGATTCAAACAACACATTTTTCTGGGTAGAGCGACAGATCATCAAGTTGCCATTCAATGGTGTCAAGGGTGATCCAAACATAAAGCAAGTAGTTGTACAGGTCCCATGCGTAGAGATGTATGGCGACAACTGTCCTATCTTGGCTGAAGTTCGTCCTTGGTATAAAGATGACACGCTTAAAGAAATGGCTAACAAATATTGGAAGAAGCGTAGTTATTTGTTTCAAGGTTTTGTACGCCAGAACCCAATCGGCAATGATGTGACTCCTGCGAACCCAGTTCGTAGATTCGTCATCAGCCCACAGATTTTCACTATCATCAAGGCAAGTTTGATGGATCCCGAAATTCAAGAATTGCCAACTGATT